AAACCAACCGTTAGTCTGCTGAGTGAGAGATGCTGTATCATGCCCGCCTCACACTGAATTGAGACATTGCGGCATAAACAGATGTGCCAGTCGGATCGACTTCAGACCCAGGCAATTTCAGCTCTGCACCTGGCCGCAACAGATGTCTCAAGTAACGTAGCGCCTGCTTGAAATGAAACTGTAGCTGCACGGGAGTAATACTAGTGGCAGAACGCTTTATCGTATCAGTCTGATTCGCAGAATAATCTAGTTTCAGAGCGCCATACTCGACACCAGTCAGGCCACCGCCAGTAGTTACAAGCTCAGAAGAAGATTGCGTGGTTGTGCCGAACTGCTCAGGTGATAACGCAACGGTGATGCCAAGCCACTCGTAGCCCCTCACCAACTGTTGGGGTATCGCTGTCCCATCGAGAAAGGGAAATTCGGCCACGCCGTAGCCAAGTGTTCCATCTGGTACTCGTGGGAATATCTTGTCCCCCGAAACGCCTGGCGCTTTTTTGCCGATAAACAGATCATCGTTGCTATTGATAATATCACCAGCCATGTAGAGAGCGCCACGGAAAGAATCATCAGGCATATTGCCAATAAAGTTGTTCGGAAAACGCGCCCTAGCGAAGGTATAGGTAACCGCGTCATCAACATATCCGTTGTCCAAGATCGCCATTACCCATACCCAAGAAGAAGACTAGTTAGTTATTAATTGAACGCCGAAGTAATCCTTAATATCTACAGTCCCGCCAATACCAACGCCCCAGTTAGCGGCTTTCGCTAGCTCAGTGAAAGTAGTAGCAGTATTGAACTCGTCAACGGTTAGCTTTGTCTGGTTGAACTTCATGTTCTTAATTTCCAGCACACAAGCGTCCTGCTCCTGCATACGGTACATGATGTTACTCTGACCGATTACGTATTCTTGATGCTCGCGGAATTCACCAGCACGATCAATACGCATCGCCATCGGACGCAAGCCAAGAGTTCGGTAACGAGCAACGTGTCGAGCGCCTCCAGTACTAACAGCGGGTACCATCAACGCGGGATTGTCCGTGATGATGATGGGAACGCCATCGAACATCGACAACCGCAACGAATCGATACCAAAGAAGCGGTTGGTGTTAGAGGCGTTGACTTTAGCCATATCGTGCCACGGCTTACTGTGCATAATCCAAACACGGACATCACCATACATGTCGCCTAACACGGAACGGGCATCGAGAAAGTGCTCGAACTTCATTCTACTGTTATCGTCAGCTGGTGTTTGTGTAGTGGCGTGATCAGGTTTCGACTTGTCTGTGGTCAGCTTAGAAAGGCCAGTAGCACCAAAAGCACCGACGAGAGCATGAATCGCACATTGAGCACGGAAACCAACGTTCTCAGCCGCGATTTGTGCGCCGCGGACAGAACCCATCTCCGCCATGGTAACGCCCTTGAAGTCACCAGAAGACACATCGAGTAGATCAGGCCCCCAACGTAGCGCAAACTTGATTGTGCTAGTGTCGTACTCTGTCAAGAGCTGATCGGGGATGTCCCTCATTTGTTCTGGATCACGGAATTGCGTCTTACGACCCAACCTGTTCCAGTTCCAAGACGTTGCCTTGTAGGCTTTCTGGTTGCGCGTGCCCATCGTGATAGTGCCGCGACTATTGGAGTTAAAAATATCGGTGCGATAAGTCTCCAAGAGATTCATCGTCCGACGCATATTTATGATTAATTCTTGAATGCCCTGCCAATACAGACCAGACGAAGGTGGTGTATTGAGGGCGACACTTCCTCTCTGATAAAGACCCGCGCCCGCGCCCGTCTGAGGGCTTGGCGAGTACTTACCGAACGCCATGATGCACTCCCTGCGATTTGTTAACGATTAGCTAACTCATCTGCCAGCACGGCTAGGCTAGAATCGTTCTCAGACCGCACGGCGTGCCTGATTTTTTGCTTGTTTATTTAATTATGAGTCATTTCCCGTAAGTATGCAAGAAAAAAGCTACATTTCCTCCGCGCCCTCGCCAAAACGCTGCAACATGTCATGCAATGCTTGGGGATTTTGATCGATAGAGCCAACATCAACGCTCTTCAAATGTTCTGCCAATGCGGCTTGCCGACTGGGCGCTGGAGTTTGCTGTTGTTGAGAATATCCCCCATCCCAACCGAAGTTCTGTTTCTCGACTCCGCCTGTCCCGCTAGCGCGCGTGCCTACGACACCCGAACCCTTATAGCGATCGTCTGACGCAATATCTTTGATAAGCCCATCCATATCTAGCGTCTCGTCATACTCCCCGTTCCGATCCTTGAAACGCACCTGAGGCTTACCGTCCTGCATCGCAATATCGACACGCTTCTCTAGGATCAGTGCTCCGACGTGAGGATTCTCGAAAGCGCTACCCGAGGCCTCAGACAACACGCGCTGCAACTCAGCCTGTTTCAGCTGTTCCTCGCGCTGTGCCAATGTCTTCTGATGATCCGCTTTCTGCTCATTCAAACGTTTGCGAAACTTGTCTATCTCACCCCGTAGCTGAGCGAGTTCCGATTTCTCGTCGGCTGGCGCTTCTTTCGGTGCGGGTTTCAGGCCTTCTAATTGCGACTTGAGTTCCGACAGCTGATTCTGCAACTCTACCTGTTCCTGTTTGGCTTTGTTCGCTCGCTCTTTCTCATGCTGTTTCGCACTAAGCAGTTTGCGAGGATTCACCCCGATAAACTTGTAACCTTCCTCGCCCTCTTTCTCATAGAGAGCCTGATCATCGTTACTGAGTTTACCCCAATCTTCCGCTGAAATTTCTCGTGTAATTGTCATCTTTCGTTCCCCATACTGTCACCCCTAGTTATAGATTCTGAGACGGCCTGCTGTGCCTGACCCTCAGTTAATTCAACACTTGTATCGACCTCGAACATAACGCTTTCTGGATTCGCTCCCACATACATGCAGGCATCTTTCAGAGCATTAGTCAGAGACACACCGACATTCTGCAACACCGAAGTCAGCACGCTGTTGCGGATGAGTGATTCAGTTACAACTTCCGTGGCGGTCATGATATTCGAACTGCCGACCGCAAGCTGAACACCTAGCTGTTGCATCATCTCGACTTTATCTAGCGCTAATTCACGCGGCGCATTGTTGGGACTCGCCTGTAGCAACTGTGCGTTACCGTTGGGGCCGAGAGCTATACCGACACGAGCACCGACGAGAACGTCTTGATCTTCAGTCTCTCGCACCTGCGTGTTATCCAATCCCCTCACGAATATTTGCGGCTGCCCCGCGATAAACGCAATCTCTTCTGCATCGGCGATGTTGCGGTAAAGGCCGAGGTTAAGAGTCGCTACGGGATAGAGGGGAGCGTCGTTATCTCGAATCTCCCACGCATTATCGAACGCACCGCAGATGTGGAATGTGATGTGATCGAAGGGCTTACCCATAGCATCGACAGGCATCATCGTCGTTTGCCCGTCGGTCATGATATTTATTCTGCTGATGTAGCGGCCGCCTGAAGAAAAGTCTTCCCGATTCCCGCCCTTCATTTCTAGCAAGCGCCAGCACGGCTCATACCGCACCACGTAGGACTGCAACAGTTCAACGGCGCGGGTCAATGTGACGAACTGTAGGCGATAGCCCTGCTCATACCAATTGGTGATTTCGCTCGCCTTATAGAAATCAAGATACGGGCGAACGCGCATCTGATCGAACATTTTAGACATCGCTAATCGGCGGCTGGGATAATCGACTAGCACCCCGCAACGCCCATAGACGATTGTCTCTAACGCCATCTTTTTAGCTAATTGAATTAGAGATAATCCGCTACCGTTACAATCATCCTTGAGAACTTCTAGCTCTTTTGGTAACTCCATCTTCGGCTCGCGCAGAAAGCCAAGTCCCACAAGTGTGCGAGCCATACGACGAGTTATGTTCGGGAATATGGCGCGAGTTAAATACTGATCGTAACGCGTTAAGTTTCCCGCCGACTGATCAGTTGGATTCGGCATCGGGAGATATACAGTTCTCTTCTGCTTGACGGCCTGTTCTCCAGCCATCACGTCTTCGAGTATCTGATACTGTTCCCGCACCGCCTGAAAACTTGGATGGCACGCGGTGAAATCTAGACCGATAGTGCTGTAATTAACATTCGTCTGAGCAGTAGCCATAAGTCCTCTTAGTTACTTATATTATAGGCTTTTTCGCCCTACACAGCAAATCTAATCTTTCTTGCAATATGGCGATCAGCCGCTAGTACCCGATAACGTATTGCGTCATAAATGTGGTCTTCACTGTCTTTATCAACATCTTCTGGCATCTTCTCGTCTCGCTGAATCGGCGGTAAAAGCTTCAGCGTGTTGCGGCAATTATTGCAGACATAAAGAGCAGGAGCTTCTCCAGTTTTCGCTGCCTTCAAGCGCTGTCGCAGTAACTGCAACCCGTTTATCCTTGCGCCAGGCGCTTTGTCCGAGTCTGTCCAGAAAACACCGCAATCCTCCATCTGTGTTTTTATCGAGGGAGTGTCGATTGATTTACTGATACGAATACTTGAATCAGCGGGGCCTGGTTTAGGAATGGAAGTAATAATCCCGCGTTCTCGTAAACCTGCCTCTGTCTCATGAATCATCGCACACACTTCCGCTACCGATTTCTTCTGGCCGAGATTGTAACCAGGCTTATCGGATGTGTATAACTCCTCGATAGCGAAGAGAGTTCCACGCGGATAAGTTTTAGCGCGGCCATCGATAAAGACCTGCGATCCGTCACTCTCAGCAAACCATATAGTCGCAGACGGATACATCGAACCCCAGTCGTGAGCGCGGTCGATTATCCAATGAGACGGGACAACGAAAGACGGGACTACATGAATATTGTTATCCCATATGTCATCGATTGCGCCACCTGAGGTTACGTCCCAGCTACCCTTAATCCATTGCTGATAACGAACGGGGTCTTCTTGGCAAGCACGCATTAGAGCAGCGCGATCGGAAAGCGAATAAAAAGGATTCTCGACAAAGCTTCCGAATAACGCTACCTGTGTATTCGACTGATCTATTTCTTTCATGCCTATCTGCGTCATCACGGGAACTTTCTGTTTCACGTCCACAATAACGCCAAGCGGCTTCCCGATAATGTAACGATCGCGATGCCAGTCTCGCCCCTTGCCAGAAGGGTTTGTGACCAGCACCATACGAGTCTTGAGAGGTGGTGCGGGATTCTTGGGATCGTAACTGTGCACGTCAGGCTTGAAACCAGTCCGCAAAGTCGTGGCAGCTTTATCGACAACTTCTGGCGATTCCCAGTTTGTCGATTCCTCTATTCCCAGCCACGCTATCGAAGAGCCGTGAACCTTTTTCTCGTAATCGTGTGTGTCTCTACAGTGACGGAAAAGTAACTGTTCACCGCAGCGAAAAACCCATCGCACATTCGTATGAGCACCGTAAAAGCGAGCGCCAGGTAAGTGGCCGAAAACTTTCTGCGACATGTCGATGATATTGGTAAGAGACTGAAACTCGTAACCGAGAACAAGTCCTTTATAGAAATAACCATATCCCTTATCGAGATCGCGAGCGTAGTTTAGCAACATGCAAAAAGTCTTGCCGCCACCGCGATTGCCGTAATACAGAGTGACATCCGCAGGAGACGTTACCGCTAACTCTTGTGACGTTCCCTGCACAGGACGACAGGCGACATGATAAGAATCGACAGCCTTACTTTCGGGGCTATCTATAACTAGCTGTAGATTAGGTTTGAGAGGTTGCGATAATAGCGCGCCAACATTAATCGGATTAGCGATCACGTTTTTACCGCTTTGCGAATTAACTCTTCGGCATTCTCAGCTGCTTTTAACCCTTGCACGAGCGACCGCAACCCGTGCATACGTGCATCCTGCGGCACATCTGATTCAATCCAGATTACGCCTGAACGTTCCATTTGTGTTTTCACAATTT